GATACCTAAGCCTTTAACTTTTATTAGATACTCTTCTGAGATTTCATTACTGGCGATAACATTAAGACCGCAAATCTTTGGCTTGATCGAATTTAAAATATTAATATCTATCTCTTTTGCAGTAACTATATTTACCGTACAAATGCTAGCTAGGCGTAAAAGATTATTTTCGCTGAAGTGATAATCCATTCTGACATTGCATACCTTATCCTTAATAAAAATTGGATAACTGTTTAAGTCTGGAACAACTTCAATAGTGGGATTATGATATTGCGCCCCAATAAAAATAGTTTTAACTAGGTCCAAATCGTTAGCAACCCCAAGATGGTCCAAAGCTGCCTTCGCGATAATCTCAGGCTTAATAGTATTAATATTTTTTTTCTTTTCGTTTAAAGAAAACGACGGCTTGCCCTGTTCCGCCCAATTGACTTCGATTAGTGAGTGGTTATGGCCTTTACCCCAGATTGGGAAACAGTTCTGTGCGTAGCAGTAAGAATACAGGGCTACGATTTTTTTGTCGTAGTACCCCGCCAAGTGGGCGGATAAACTATCAATTCCTATGTATAAGGAACTGTTTTTAATGAGATATGCTAGCTGTCTGATACTGGTCTTACCCCTCAGATCAAGATCAATTCCTGCGACGGACTGGTCACTTTCAAGCCCTACGTGAATGATTTTATAATCCTTAGTATATTCTCTAATATACTGGAAAACCTTTAACCAGTAATCATACTGTCTAGAGTTTCCTTTGCCGCTGGTTTGAAAAACTATATATTTGTCCAGTGATATTGGATAATACTGCTCTAAAATAAACGGCTTATCTATTTTAACTCCACAAGAAAGGGCGTAACGCTCAAGAATGTGCATTTTCGGAATAGAGATTTAATTCGATAAGATCGGCTCCATTATGCTGGTAATCAAAAAGCTTTTGGGTGCCGAAATGAGGCAGGAAAGCAAAGTTAAAGTAGCCTTCATAAGCCCCGTGGCCTTCCATTGTAAGAAGATTTTCCATAAAGGGGCTGAATACGATTGTCTTATGAATCAAAGGGTTGCCCTCCAAGATATTTAAATATTCGGGCTTGGTCGCGAAGTAAATATTAAAATCTGGATAAAGCTTCTTGATTGACGGTAGTAGAGATGTTGACAGGAAGACATCGCCCGCGCTTTCTGGCATCACGAACAAGATTCTCTTACCCTTATCCTCTTTATCCAAGATATCAGAAAACTCCACCTTGACGTTTTCCTGATTCTCTTTGGCTGCGACGTTTTTAAAGTAATTTAAAATTTGCTGACGAGGAATTCCGTTGTTTAATTGACTCATCCAGCTTTTTACGCCGTCGTCGTTTGAGTCTACCTTGACTTTCAGGATATTGGCATACAGGTCAATGACCCATTCTAGATTTTGAAGGTCGTCTTTGCCGCTGTAGTTTGGGTCGCGAGGAACAAAAGAAGTATTAAAGTCCCATTGAATAATGGGAGCTTCATCGATAATCTTTTCAAGCTGCTTGCCAATAATCTCAGCAGAAAGATTATCAATAACAAACTGCCTGCCAGTCTTACCCATCTCAGCGCGCTTAGCGGGACTCATCTTGTAGACTCTCTCTAACTTATCGGCAATTGATTCTGGAAGTGTAGTAGCCTTGATAAAATTACTACCCGGTTCGTAGTACGGTTTCCAGTTCAATGGAATGCCTCCACTCTCTTCTGTAGAGAAGTCTTCGCCGCAAGAATAGTTTGTAACTAGGGTGACAAGCTCTGTAAGTTTAGCTTCTGTGATTGGGATCTCCTGCCCGCCACTGGTGAATGGATGGCAGTAAACATCCATCAAGTTATATACTTCATTCAGTTGTGCTTCTGACACCCCGTCTGAAATATTTGTGGTTTCTACAGTTTCCTTGGCTCCGCAGTATCTGCACTGAATCTTTTGACCAACGAATGGTTTCACTTCAAACTGCTTGCAACTTTTACAGAAGTAAGTTGTAAGAACATCCGAGTTCTCGATCCCAGCATCTTTGATAAGCCGTGGAATGTCCCAGCCCTCTGACCAATGAGTATGCAGTAGTAGTTTTGCATTTAGTTTTGGATTCTTCTCCTTGAAGATTTTGAATCCTTGCAGCAGATTTGGAACACTCTTACGAAGCTGGTTTCTGAAAACGAAACCAATAATAAATTCATCCGAAAGGTTAAACTCTTTTCGCAGAGCAGCGCGATTATCATCGCTGAGTCTGTAAAAAGCGGAGGTTTCGCCCGCGCCTCTCAGAGTTTTGATTGCGCCATCCTCATAACCAAGACGCTTAACTTCCTTAGAAACAAAGGATGCCCAAGCATAGTAATGCTTTACCTTTGGAATGATTCTCAGTGCATCTGGATAAATTGGAAGAGAGTCGAGAGTCGTCCAGACCATACAGTTCTCATTCCACCACTTCTTTTCAACCATAGGGGCAAGAGCCCAGATGTCTTCGATACCGATATAAAAATCGGGCTTAACCTCTTTCATCAAGCCATCGACCTCATACAAACCATAAGCGGCAGTTCTGATCTTGGTCTGATCACCGCCAAATGATTGCAGCTTACTGTTTTCTGGTAAAGTCCCGTAAGCTCTCCACGGCAGCGTCTTCAATTCTTCAGAGTCTTTGGTCTTTGAATTTGCAAACTCGACAAGGTTATACTTGCCGGTCTTGTGCAAATAGCGAAGAACATTTCTCATATTCTTGCCAAAGCCCGTGAAGGCTCTGCTGTGGTTACTGTGGAGAACTACGGTCTTTTTCATTCTGAGCACTCAAAGAAAACTCGCAGATAATTTTCCATGAACTGGGCGATAAGCTCGGCTTCACCAAGCTCAAAGCCGATTAAGAAAGATTGTTCGCCCTTCTTGATGCTGAAGGAGAAAGCGTCTTCGCCGCTCTTCTTCTGATACGGCCCAAACATAATTGATGTTGTTGAGCCTTGATAAGCATGAACGGTAGAGAACTTAGATGAGCATCGTACTGCGCGAATAACTGATGCCGCCTCTGTCTCGTTCAGTTTGAGCGCCGCAGTCTTTTCTGGGTTCTTGGCATTCTCGGAAAATGAACCCTTGCGTGTCTGCTCGTTCCACCCTGCTTGCTTGACGAAGCTTACGTAAAGATCTGGAGCCTCGCCCTTTGTCTGATCCTTGTCCTTGAAAGATACGTTAAAAGATACCGCCGTACCTGTATTCGACTTGTTTGGTTTATAAAAATTAAGGCGCATAAATCATCAGTTTAACGATGATAAATGCGCCCGTTCTGATTTAAAGAACTTTTATTCGATAATCACGCGAGAAACATCACCCTCATCCCACTTGGTTTCATACATTGAACCTTGGGCTTTTTTCTTCTTGCGGCGATACTGAGAATAACAAATTGCAGCCCGTTGTTTTTGATTGGGGTACTCTTTGTTCATTGTCTCTGAGCCCATACAGGAAGAGATAAAATCATCCTCCTCTTGATTTTTCTTAGGAGTTGGGATTGGCATATAGTTATATTTACACTAAAAAAGAAAGGCTGAACTTGCGTTCAGCCTTGTTTGGTTAAAGGTTTAAAGTTAGCGAGCAGTGATTCTTCGGCCTTGGAAGGTCACTGCCGTGACCTTGTTCTTGGCAAAGCGGCGATTGCGACCAGAGTTGCGGTCCTGTACGGTGATAAGAGAGGGGCCAAACTCTACCAGACGAGCGTTGATAGTCTCAGTAGCGGTTTCAAGACCGAAAAAGCGGCCTGCGGTATTCTGAATCGTAGTGATTGCACGATTATTCTTAGTATTCATAGTATTCATAGTTTATGATTTCCAGAGATAATAGAATTGCCGGATCTGCTTGTCAAGTTTATTTTCAATAAAAAGCTTATGCGCGACTCTGGAGTAACAGGTCTCGGATTTGTTGATCCAATATCTCAGTTTCAAATGATTCCTAACGCCAAAGGTCATATACTCTGCAACGATCTTTGAGTTAAAATACGCAAACATAAATAGATCAGCAGCCTCTTTGTATGAGTGCAGCTTTGTTTTATCAAGATCATAGCAATCAATAAAGGATAAAAAGCTTTCATCAGAGGCGTTCATTGTTTCTTGGCACTGCCAGAGATCAATGTAAACATTTGCATTGCCAGCGTATTCAAAATTTAAGAATTTAAATTCTTTATTGCATAGGATAATATTTTCTGGGCAAATATCGAAATGCGTCAGCCCACAATCATTAGGGTCTGATTTGTAAAGACCTTTGAATACAGACCTCATTGTGCCCACAAGCTGCGCTACAGGAAAGGTACCGTAAATCATCGACGCCTCAAATGGACACATCGCGTTGAAAATTTTAAGAGTATCATCTTCATTTTTTAGCTTAGTTTCATGCATTTTTTTCACACTTCTCGCAAACGAGTTTATGAAATTAAGTTTCGGATTAAGTGGAGAACTGGAGTATTCAGATAGAAACACTCCCTTTGGCAATTCAAAACAAATAAATTTATGAATAGCGTCTTCCTGTGAAGCGCAAACTATCTTGGGATGAAAAGAAAAATTATGTATAGCTAACTCTTTCCAAAAGTTTGGCATGTCTGGCGAAAGATTGATCTTGAACATCAATGGCTTTTTGCCGCAAATCGCAAAATAAGAATCGTACAGAACTTCGCTAGATTTTTTTTCTATTCCAATTACTTCTCCACTAAGCTTCTGCTCTATGGACAGTTTAACACCATCTAACATTTCCTCTTCAATTGGGAGAATGTCGTTGTTCTGTATTACGTGCTGAGCGAAGTTTCTTTGATTTTCCATCAACCTTGATCGCCCCGTTTTCAATCGAGACTTCAATATGATTATAAGAGCCAGACGCCAAAACGTCAACGATCTTTGTTTTTAATTCGTTCTCAACAAAAAAGATAACTTTTCTAGCGCCGTCATTAGAGTTCTTTGTTTCCGCAACAACTAAGGAATATAGATCTTCTGTTACTATAAAACTAACATTCTTTTCTTTTAGGCTGTCTTTTATTTTAGACACTTCTTTCTCAGCAATCTTACGTAAAGCCTCGTCAGGCAAGGAGTTAAATACCACAACATCATTTAATCTGGCTAAAAATTCTGGGCGAAAAAACTTCTGAAGACTTTGCTTAATAGCGTCTTTAGTAAGAACTTCGGCAGGCGACTGAAAGAACCCCATTTTCTTGCTGTCTCCAAATTGAAAGCCTATATTGCCTGTTAAGATAATGATTGAGTTTTTAAAATCAAGTTTACGCCCAACTGATGTTGTAAGTTGGCCGTTATCCATTATCTGAAGCAAAATATTAATAACATCTGGATGCGCTTTTTCGATCTCGTCAAAAAGGAATACGCTCGACGGGAACTTCTGAAGCTGTTCAGAAAGAACATTAGATTCGCCAAATCCAATGTAGCCGGGCGCTGATCCAAGAAGCTTCGTCACAGAGCTTTGCTCCATATACTCTGACATATCTAATCTGACTAAACTAGCTTCGCTACCGAAAGCTTCCATAGCTAAAGTTTTAGCGAGATAAGTCTTACCTGAACCCGTTGGTCCAAGAAACATAAAGCTACCAAGGGGGCGGTTGGGTGAAGATAAGCCAAAAGATGAACGAACGACACAATTCGATATCTTCTTCAGTGCCTCATCTTGACCAAATACGTGCTTCTGCAAGTTCGCGAAGATGTTCTTAAACTTTGAATCAGATACGTTGGAATCAATAAAGACTCCGATCTTATCGGAAAGCGCAGCGTAAAGATCTTGTTTTGTAACACTCTTGCTTGACTGCTTCATAGAAGAGAACCACTGATTATACTTATCTTCGTATTCTTTTAATACGAAAGTGATATCGTCGTCTTCTGATGTTTCGGCAATTTTCTTTTCCAAATCCTTAAAGAATACAGGTCTGGCGTAAACCTTGATCTTTGACTTTGAACCAACGTGATCCATCAAATCGATGGCCTTGTCTGGAAATCTTCTATTTGTAATGTACTTGGCGCAAAGATCAACAACACCCTCCAAAATACTGTCTGGATAAGATACAGCGTGGAAAGCTTCATAGTGCTGCTTGATGTTTTTAAGTATTTTTAAAGTATCTTCTTTTGAAGGCTCCTTAATAAACAGCGGCTCAAAGCGGCGATTCATCGCGGAATCATTCTGGAAATACTTCTCGTATTCTTTCTGAGTTGTTGCTCCGATACAGCTAATCTCGTCACCAGCAAGGTACGGCTTTAAAATATTGGAGGCATCAAGAGAGCCTTCATCATTGCCAGTTCCAGTAATGGTATGAATCTCGTCAATAAACAAAATAATATTCTTTTGTGCCTTTACTTCATTAAGAATCTTATGAAGACGCTCTTCAAATTGACCACGAAGATTAGTTCCGGCAACAAGCGCCGTCATATCTAGCTGTAAAACTATTTTGCCCAAAAGAAACTCTGTGCAGTCGCCTGACACAATATTTTTTGCTAACAAACCTACAACTGCGCTTTTGCCTACGCCTGCTTCTCCAACAATAATTGGATTCTTCTTCTGCTTACGACAAAGAATCTCGGACATCTGCGCGACTTCTTTTTCTCTGAAGCAAATAAGATCAAAGTCACCCCTCATCGCCTTCTCGTTATAGTTTATGCAATAGTTTTTAATCGCCGCCGACTTTAAACTTGAGTCTGAAGCTGGCGCGTTTGTCGGAGCTTTCTTCTTTGGGTTAGAGATATTCTTACACCCAGAGTCAATTTTTTCGACAATAAATGCAATGTCGATGCCATTTTTCTTAAAAAACTTTTTAATAAATGGCGAATGAGTAAGTGCAGAGCGGAAAATATGCTCTACTCCAGTATAGTTTTGATTATATTGCTTGGAGTATGTTAAAGATTCGTTAATAATTTTGCTAGCAACAGCGGTAAACTCAACATTTTCCTTTGCGGCACCTTTGACGATAGACGGCAAGGCTTTCCAAACAAGCTCTGCAAGCTCTTGAGGAGAGATCTTAATCTCGGCAAAAGCCGAATTAACGATCATCGAGTCTGATTTCAGCACAGCATAAAAGAGGAAGTCATCGCTGATTTCAGCGATTTTCTTCTCTATGCAAGCCTGTTTAGCAACATCTAAGACTCTTTTAGCCTTTGGAGTGAAATTGATTTCTTGCACTCTATTCATTTACACTTTTTAAGATTCCAAATCGGAAAGCTTAGTATAAATTTTCTCGTTCAAGATTGATAGTGTATTTAAAAATATAGAATCCTCAGACTTATTTCCGTACACAATAACAATCTCATCTTCCTTTGGTGTACGACCTTCGCCTTCATAATATCTTGTCATATTATCTTGGCGACCATCCATCAACCGGCAAGAGATCTGACCATACTCGTCAGAAAGTTTAATAAACAGATAATTGTTACCACTTCTGCTAGTTTTCTTTCTGGCCTCTTTAACAATACCCACCATCTTAACCGCTTGTCTGGGCTCTGATTGGAGGACTTCGTAGCTAGTAAGAAGCGCATCAGAGTCAGAATCTTGAAAGACTTCTTTCAATTTATATGTATAACTGTATCCGAGAAGTCTCTTTTCAAAGAACCAATTAGCGAACTTCTCGTATTTTTTATTCATTTCGTAAATACGCTTAAAAGGCTCGTACTTGGTTTTAAAAGTGTTGTAGCGTTTTTCAGACATTAGGAGCTTTCCATCATCTGCTGTCCGACTATTTTTCATCGCTTCAGAGATAGTTGTCAATACATCATGACCATATTTTGGCGCAAGAAGTTTTACATTTCTCTTTTCTCGGTCAGTAAGCACATTATAAGTCTGAGCTTCAAGCACTAGTCTACAACGCTTTTCTGTAAAGCTAGATAGAGTTCCAGCTTGAATCAGTGCAGAAAGAACACCAATATTTAATCCAGCTTCTTTTGCGCCATCGAAGCAGTCGATCTTGTTTGAGAACTCGCCCTGACGAAACTCAAGTAGCTTGGATAGGATCTTATCAGATACTCCCTTGATTGCATTGAGTCCGAAGCGGATATTATCGCCTTCAATTTCAAAGTCTGGCTTAGACTTAACCAAGTCTGGAGCAAGAAGTCTGATCCCAAAGAATGGAAGCTCCTGAGACACCGCCTCAATCTCTTCGTGCGGATCTGGCTCATGTCTGGAGGACTTCAGTAGGGCTAAGAAGAATTCCTTGGGATAATTAAACTTTAAAAACGCGGTCAGCGCCGAAAGTGTTGCGTAGCTAGCTGCGTGAGAAAGATTGAACGAATAATTCGCACTGTCTTCGGCCACCTTCCAGAGCACTTCTGCAACTTGCGAATCAAGACCACTCTCTCTTACCTTATTGGTAATCTTCTCTTTCCAAGCTGGCATCTCGCTAACCTTCTTCTTGCCAATGATTCGGCGCACAGTCTCAGCTTCATCAAGAGTAAACCCTACCTTTACGATCATCTTCATCAACTGTTCTTGGAAGATTGGAATACCTCCAGTAATACTTAGGATGTCGTCAAAGAATGGGTGGACGGATTGGAACTCGCCGCTTTCGATGTATCTGGCGTACTGATCTAGGAAGTCCAAAGCACCGGGGCGAGCGAGCGACAATACGCACGCAAGCTCAAGCATATTTCTTGGCTTAACCTTTTTACAAACATGGAAGTTGGTATTGGCCTCGATTTGGAACAGACCTTTTGGATTCTTTAGATCTTGCAAGAATCCGTAAGTCGATGGCTGATCAAAATTAACTGTTTTAAAATCAAGCCCGAGTCTTTGGCAAGTATCGAATACAACAGACAGGGTTCTCAGACCCAGAATATCAAACTTGACAGTAATCTCGGATACGTTGTTCATATCATACCCAGATACAATTTCACCGTCGCCGGTCTTTTGGAGCGGCATGATATCCTCGTTGTTGTAAAAGGAGATGGAGATGCCAGATGGGTGAACGCCAGTATTCTTGTTTAATCCCTCAATTTTCTTGGCAATCTTAAATACCTTTGGGTTTTTATTACAAAAAGCCCTGAAGATTTCGCTCTCATCATAAGCATCTTTGAGCGCAAAGACCTTACCGAACTGTTTTGGTATAGAGTCGCTTACAGCGTTTACCTCATCTTCGCTCATCTCGCCAACAATCTTGCCGCACTCCTTAATGCAGAGTTTGCCAGTCAATGTATTCATCGTCAAGATCTTACAGGTCTTGCCAGAATACTTTGTCTTAATGTAATTGATTACATCCTGACGACGCGAGAACTCGATATCATTATCTACGTCAGGCATCAGAGATCCATCGAGATAAGTTACCCCATCAACGACAATCTTCTTAGCTCTGCTCTTTGAAACGAATCGCTCAAAGAATAATCCGTTCTTAATCGGATCTACATTGGTAACGCCAATAAGAAAAAGAATAAGCGAGCCAGCAGCAGAGCCGCGCCCATAACCAGTAGGAATGCTATGCTCGTGAGCATAATTAAGAATGTCCCAATTAAGCAGGATATAGTCAGTGAAGCCCAGTTCTTCAAAAACTGAAAGCTCGTACTTTGCTCGTTCATAATATTCTTTTTTATTGTCAAGCTTGTCGATCCCTTTTTCTTTGACTGCCTTGAGGCAGAGTTGACGGAGGAATTCATAATTAGAAACAGAAGATGAGACGCCAAGCTTCTCGTAGTGGCGGGTATCGATTTTGATTTCGGGGAGACGAACACCGGGCGGAACTGGATGCTCGTACTTCTGGAAGCTGCTATTGAAATCGATCATACGTTTACCTCCATAATAAGCTTACGGAAGATCTTATAATTCATTGTGATATCGTAAAGCGCGTTGTGCAGCTTGCTTGGATCGTGATCTATGGCAAAGTGCTTCAGCATAAAGCCTTGACTGGTCTTCAATCCCTTCTCGTAAAAATTCATAAGCTTCATTTGCCAAGGCAAGAGGTCGCCAGATGGTTGGATTCCCTTAAACATTGCAGTACACAGCGCACGAGTGTCAACACATCGACTCAAAAAACTCCAATCATTCTTGATCCCGATTGTATTCATCATCGTGTTTAGGATATAAATATCGTAGTTAAGGATATTTTGCCCGACAAGCAGATTATTGTTATCGTAAAGATAAGGTGCGAATCTCTGCCATACTTCAAGCGGAGCCTTCGCCTTAGACAAGTAATCGGCGTGATTAAAGCCGGTTATTCTAGCTGCTTCTGGCGATACATTTAGATCAGGATACAGAACGAACTCATCGTGAGACTCAAGGATCTTATCGCCTTGGCAAACGATCCAAGATAGCTGCCAAGGGCGCGAAGCAGTCAAAGACAAGCCTTCGGTCTCAGTATCAAATACTACAAACTTCTGATTAAGATTTTGTTTTAAAAGGGTATTCACGACATCTCCTTCCAAGATTGGAAACAGAACTCTTTGCTAGCGCAGCCATTGATTTCTGGCGCAGAGAGAGTTTGATGCTTGCCCATTCTTCTGTTGCAGGCAATCTTATAAGTCAACCAAGCCTCGTAGTCCTCTCTATTCTTATAATAAATAGACTTGACCATAATCGGAGTTGGGGTGAGCGATTTCACCGACTCACCGATAACAGGGTCAAATGGAAGCTTGTTATCTTCCGTAAAGAAAACATGATCGAAGTCTTTAAGGAAAGTAGGCATACAGTTCTTAAAGAACTGCCAGTTCTGCCAAACGAAACTGTCGTAAAACGGCACCGCGATTAAAACATCATCAGTAAGGCGAGTAGCCAAATCATCGTTTGAGATGATGCTATCCTTCTCCGTGTTGGCGAATGTAAAGATTTTACTAATACTTTTAAATCCTGCGTCATTCTTGGCAAAGAGAATGAGCTTACTTTTTGATGAGTCTACTGACTCATAAGAGTTGCAGATATCCATTCTAACGCCAAATCTAAGATGGATATCGTGCTTCGCACAGGTTTTAAACGCAGTCAAAAAACCCGTAAGAGAATCTTCTACTAAATGAAGAGTCTTCAGATTGTTTTCTATGGCAATCTGAATGATGCTGTCTGGTCCGTCCTTCTTCTGCTTTTCTGGTTCTGCCAGAGTCAGAATGCTTTTCCCGACAGAAAAGCTAGACTTGAATAGTGGGATCATGCCCACTATCTTACAGGATTTCAATCCCGTGTCAAGTGTTTCGGGCACCCTGCATAGTATTCTTTCGTAACTTTGTGCCCACCCTTTGCTATTTTAAACGCCTCTTCTTTATCGTCCTCAAAGAATGTTTTGATAATCTTATTGTCCTTGTCCCTGAGAGCGTAATAATTAAAACTGAATTTATATGGACAATGCCACTTTGGCTTACCATCCTTCTTTAATTCACCCTTCTTCTTGGCAAATCCACAGGCCAGTTTACCGCTAAACGAGCCATCAGAAGGCATCGGCTTATCGGCGGCAAAGTTTGAATAGGCGTCAGCTTCTGAGAAATTATCGACTACCTTCTGCACCTCAGTAAGCTGGTATTCAAAACTGAGAAGATCCTCATCCGTCAGATGATCCATCTTTAGCAGGCCATCGCCGCCCTTTGAAACGTCAAACTTTAAGAATAAAAATTCAACACGGGCAGTAAGCTCTGGGTCAAGCTTCTTTGACGCCAAGGTATACATCAAATGCTGCATATTGTCCTCGGCATCCTTGCCAGCGAATACGGCTTTGCTGGTCTTATAGTCGCGAATTACAGACGTTTTGTCCTTATAAGCGAAGAAGCGGTCAATAAAGCCTTTGATCCTGTACTTCTTGTTCTCTTCGTTAACGACGATATCAAACTCTCTTTCGCTGCAATCTTGAACAGGCTTTCTCTTAGCGTTGCCAAAAAAGTCGTAGCTTAGCCCAACAAGAGTCATTTCCCTGATAGATTCAATATTATCTGGATCAGAAACCTTATTCTTTCTGGCTCTCTTTAATGTCAGCGACTTAACTGACTTGATGCAGAAGATGTCGCCTTTTTCCAGAATCTGATCTACGTATTTCTTTCTTCTTGGGTGTGAAAGAACCTCAAGAATAAGGTGGACTACATCCCCCCTGCTAGCTCCATCATTTGGGGTGTCTGGCAGCTTCAGGACATAGTTACACCAGTAGGACCAACTGCATTTTTCAAGCGTCTTTATCCTACTAGCTGATAGGGCCGTGTGTTTTGAATCAGACAATTTGATCTAAGAGTTTATTGGCTCGGCTAATCAGAAGCTGCGGAAAGCCATTGGCAATAGCAATTTCGTGAATCTTTTTGATCTGGAGTTCTTTATTTATGCTTTTATTTTCCCAGTTAGAGAAGATATCGGACTCGCCTTCGTTTCTGGCGGTGTGCATATCAAAGAAATCATTTTTAAGCGGTAGACGAATCTCGATCTTTGAGGCGTCGAAGATAGAGCAAAGCTGAAGGAACGACTTACAGGCAGAAATCAACCCGTGATTAGTGTCACCTTCTGCGTCATTATTTGATGAAATAATAATCTTCTCTGGAGACAGCGCGACCAACGTAGCGCATAACTTAGATGAAATTCCAAGACCAAATGTTACAAGATTATTCTTGTATCCATTCTCAAAAAGAGCCATACTATCGCCAATGCTTTCCACGATGATCACAGAACTCTTAGCTTCAATAGCCTCTTTAACCTCATACGAAGAATTTCTCTTCATATTCAAAGGATAGATCCAATCGGCGCGCTTTCCTAGATGTTTCCATTTTGGGAACTCGGAATCCTTCTGCCAGAAAATTGCCCGTCCAGAAAAGCCGTGAATTTGCCCAGATGAATTGTAAATAGGAAATACAATCCTTCGGAAAAGCTGACCAGCCGTAGCGTATCCACACTTATAAAAATTAAGAGTATCTTTGGACAGACCCTTCTTCTCGTAAAAATCAAGGTGGGGTAAAAGATTTGAAAGCAGTGATTCTGGATAGATCTTTTCCATTTCTATTTTCTGTTTTGGCTCTGATTGGATAATAACTTCGGACGAAGTATTTACATACTTATTTATTACCACAGGATCATTGGTATTGAGAGTAAGCTGAATTAACTTTTGGATTGGATAGCTCTTGGAACCATTGGCAGCATAGTCTGTCCAAACGCCGCTGTTCTTGTAAATCTTTACAGCTGTACCATTATCGCCACCGCGATAAAGGGCTCTTGTTCTCCAGTAGCTTCCATAGTCTTTAAGATTGTACCCCAAAGACTCAAGCGAGGTCTTCAGCTGAAACGAATCAATTGAAGTTTGGGACATCGTTCTGTTCATTATTTTGTTCAAGTGGGCTGATACCAGTGTCCATTGCTCGGACAATATCGCGCAGATCGCCGCGCTCTTCAACGTCAAAGTTGTTAAAACGAAGATTGATAAAATTACGCTTCAAGGTGCCATCTGGCATTCTGACTGGCTCAACAGCACCGGCAACGTCAGATCCTAAGAATCGATTTTTAACAAAAATTAATTTATGAGTGCCAAAGTCTTGACCCTCTTCTGCCCGCTCGTCAACGGTCTTTTGGCGAAGGATCGCCATATGAGAGCAGTAGTGAGTGATGCGGTCAGACATTGATACAATGCTTTCGTCGTCATTGATTGCGTCTGCCGCTCTGTTGGTTGTAACACCGCTTCGATTCGATTGAACAGAAGTGAACATCGTGATGCAAGGCTTCTGATCTTGAACGATATCTCGCTGAAGAGTCTTCTTGAACTTGTTCAACATATCGCCAATGACTTGCCATTCTGGCTTACCGCTATCGGCATCAGCAGAGGGTTTGATGTAGTCAAAGCTGAATATGAGTGGATTTCCGCGACCAATCTTAGAGTAGTAAAACCTCTTAAGATTATTGATCATTTGATCGGTGGTCATACCACCGACATTATAATAATAAAACTTTAAGTTCTTGATTTGATTCCAAGTAGCCCTGACCTTATCAACAGTTTCCGCTCCAGCTTTACGCCAGAGACCGCTCTCAAGCAAGTGAACAGGAACGTGACTAAGAGCAGCGCATTGCCGCATAATCACTTCTTCCTTGCTCATTTCTCCGTTATCAAAGTGAAGAACTGGAACATCGTACTTAGCCGAAACCTTTGTAGAATAGTTAAGGGCAAGCAGAGTCTTACCTACACCGGATCGGGCAACGATAACTGAGATATTACCGGGTCTCAGAAGAGAGCCGTAAATCTTGTTAACAGTTGGGAATGGCCCCAAGAAGCCAAATTCAGTAATAGGGTTGTTGCCGCGCTCTTCAATGACATTCTCCATCTCCTCAAAGATATTAACAGGCTTTTCATCATTGTTTTCATAAAGATTAATTGTCTTATTAAATGCCGAATCAGCCTCTTCGATGATCTTTTGATATGAAGAATCGGGGGCGATCTTCTTCATCTTGTCCGCAACATCCAAGGCTGACCTGTGGATTGTGCGGCGAATAGAGTATTTTTTAATCTCTTTCGCCGCAGAAACTGCGGTGGATTTGTTGGTCTTTCTTAGGGCGAGCGAGCGGAGGTAATCAAAGATATCAATATTATCCTCAAAGGATATTCCGATCTCCTTAATTCGCTGGGCAATAATAATCTCGTCAAGCTTTTCGTTACCCTCCATGCACTTGCGAAGAATATGGTAGATCGTTTTATGGACTACTGTTTCTTCGGAATAAAAGTCAGCCTCAGAAATGAAATCGCAGATCTCTGCGTATGCGTCTGGGTGCTGGATGAGGCCAGCTAAAAGCTGCTTCTCTACTTCTAGTGAATAAAGCATTAGATTTCGTCGTCTCTAACATCCATCTCTTCAGAGTTCAGGTATTCTTCAAGGGCTTTTTTAAGCCCAAGAGAAGTAACTACAGAATCAAATCTAGTGAAGATTTGAGGCACGCCGTTTTGTGTGCAAACGCACAAGATTAGACCTTTGAAGTTCTCTGCGCCGCCAGAGAGTTCATAGATCTGTTCCACCATTTCTGGTGGGAATAGAAATTCTTTATCCTTTGAGGATTCGCTCATTATAAAATGACTCCTTGTTTTTCGAAGGTCTCTTTGCAGATAAGGTCTGTCTCGTAGATTTCTACCAGCTTTATCCCGTTTGTCAAGCAAAATTGCAGCTTTAAATCGTCGCGGCGAAGCTGGGATAGCCACTTTCGCCGGTCGTTACCGTGGAAGTATGGGTTGTAAGTCTGATGCTGTTTGCCCTGAACCTCTATCGCTATCTTTTTATTTGCATTATAAATGTCAAGAGACAGGCGAGTTCCAACGACCCTAATTTCCTCAAACACAACGTCGTACTTCCAGTAGGAGAGCAAAAACTGCTTTACTCTCCACTGGATATTGCTCTTTGACTTTCCTTGCCAATTAATTATATATTTTTTAGCGTTCTTGAGAAAGCGCTCTTTGCCGTTTAGAGTCTTAAACTTCATTTGCTGAATTCTCAGCGATAATATTAATGAAGTACTTGTGTAGGGTCTTAGTCAGATTTTCGTTAGCTTCAACGAATTCGAATACGGCATTTTCGCCTTGGAACTTTTCTGGCATATCTACCCCGATGTCCTTCGCGATCTTAATCAGATCCTCTGATACAGTATACCAAGCGCCAGCACGGCTCACAAGCTCCCAAGTAAGAAGCATATCGACAATCTCCTTCTCAAGCCATACTGAGCGACCATTTGAGCGCCCATATTTAATTGGATATGTTACTCTGTTCTTACTTTTCTCGTTTGGACTCTTCTTGATATAAATCTTGCAATTGTGTCCAATGATTGGATTCTTTACGGGATCTGGCTTCTTTATATTTGGGTCTTTGAGAATAACATCTCCCTCAAAGCGAGCTTCAAATTCGAAAATAAAATTAGCAAAGTGGAGCAGCGCATTGCCGCCGGTAGCTGATGTTTGGCGAATTGGCGCTGAACTGTATGGGTCAAGCTTGATATCGCTTCTTACTTGGGAGATGAAAATCGCCATATGACCGCGCTTGGTAAGCGCGATTGAGATCTTCTTCATAAAATTAGCGGCAATTACTGCGCCGCCTGCCACCTTTACTGACTCCTCAAATGTCTTACCCATATCATTTTTTGCAATCAGTCCGTCAACCGAATCAATAATAAACATATACTTATTCTTCTCATCATTATTCATAATGAGTTTTCGCATGGCATCTACAACCGTCTCGTAGATATTTGATTCAAAAACAAAGCAAGTTCCATCTTCCCATTCGGATGCGTCAAACACAAACTTAACTCCGCTTCTCTTTTGCATCTCTGGCGACAGACGACCCTCAGCCTTGATATAAAAGCCTTTTGAGTTTGGGACGGTATTGAGGAAGTTTCGCATTACCTCAAGCGATGCAGAAGTCTTGCCGCCTTCGGTAAATCCTACGAAGCGATGGAGCCCCGGTCCTAGACCTCCACCAGTTTGCATATCTAGATTAAGAGAGCCTGTTGAAACCTTATAGTTAACAGGCTCTTCAAAATTATAGTGGTCTTCCTTGTTAGACTTTAAAAAATCTCCAAGAATACTCTTGGATGAAATACCATCTTCCTTCTGTTCTTCTTTTGCCTTCTTGGTCATTGTAGAAAATCCCTAAGTGTTTTTTTAGTTTTGATTTGAGCGTCATCTCCAACCTTTTCAGAGATTACTGGGCGCTCGATTACTTCTGGACGATAGTAAAATTGGTTCTTGTAGCTTTCAAGCTTTTTCTTGCCATAGTCAGAAAAGAACATTGCAAGAGATGCAATCTTTTCTGGAGGAACGAATTGCGAAAGAAACTCAATACCGTAGATAGCTTCAAGTCTCTTGAACAAGACCAACTCCTTGATCCAGAATTCTTTGCCAGCATTCTTAGGAATGTTGACAAAATTATTAATATAATTTCGCCTATTGATCCTTTGCTTCATAACCTAGCTTCACCGACTATACCCAACCTTGTCAAGTCTTTTAAGACTTATTTGCTGCGGCAGCAGATCCGAAATAAAATCCAGTAATAGCTATCAGGCACTGTCTAATCTCAGTAGTAATTAAATTACCAGATATTTCCACAAAAGCGGTTTTTGTCTTATCTGCTAGAAGTCCAAAAAGCCCACCGCCATCTTGATAACTTACCTCTAAGTAAGTTGGAATTCCGAGTATCGCCATCACAAATGGCGATATTACGATAGAGAATATTACGGACATCACGATCATACGTCTGATTACCTTGCCAAAATCAGCATCTCTATTCGCTGCTTTGTCAGCAGATTCGTCCTGCTTATCAATCGCGCTCATCATCCGGTCAAAGCGGTTCTTACTCTCTTCTGTCTTTAATGCAATTATTCTAAAAATAAAGCCTGTTATGGCCCCGCCAAACAGGCTTATGAGTTCAGTGGTCACACCACTATTTACACTTAAAGCTTGAAAGCTTGTATTGTAAGGGGGAACTTGTTAGTTTCTTTTACGAGTTCTAGCATTTGACTCGCAATGTTGCGAATCTCTACTTGCGCATCTTGTTTATTACGAAGATTTAAGAAGTGATAAAATGAGCGCCAATTAAACATTACGTCGCTAGTGATCTGGGTATTGTACCCCCGAAAGAATCGAGCAGACTCCTTAGCCCGTTTTCTAGTGAACCCAAAGTTCTTAACTAGATCATCTATGCACTTATGGTATAGATCCATCCCCCTCTCTGTGTGAGTAGATAGGATATCTTTCCAAGTATCAGGCCAATCTTCTGGGATTAGAAAATCATCCTCCTTGATTTCTTTGTATCTTGCCGATTCTCCGTTAACGGAAACCCCAACCCTATGCTTGATAAGGTGAATATGAGAAGCAATGTCAGTCTTAATCAAAAAGTGGAGTGATGACTTTTCAAATGGGGTGTGATGACCGTTTTCGGCCAGCATCTTGAGCAGATCCCCGATTCGGCCCTTTTTTTCTTCGTTGATATCGCGGCTGGTTGAAGTCCAAGCAGAACAAGCGTGAGTAAGATCGTCGCCATAGATACCGATTAGTTTAACTGAGTTTTTGTACATCGCCTCCTCCATTGTAGTGACTGTTGTAAGATTTTAGGATTGCGGAAAAGTATGCGGTATGTATATCGGGCTTGTCAAGGATATTTGCCAAGTATTTTTGGCAATTTTTAATTGATTGAATATAATTTTTATCGGTGCCAATCTTGACCATAAATTCTTGAATAGAGTATTCATCGACATAAATCACTCCCTGAAGGATATCGAACATATGGTAATACCAAGAAATCTCATCTTGATAAGATGGTGGACGCACGTAGATGCAAACTGAATTTGACTTCATAGCCCAAATCAATCTTTCCCAAGAAGTGGTGTTGCCATTTATATTTAAAATATATTTATATTTTAATTGGTCAGCAATACTTGTATAAGGCCCAGCAATCTCATCTTCAAATGGGAATTCAACAAAATTTGTTATCCTAGCATCTACCCGTGGATGGTATCTGTATCTTCTGCAAAGATTAATTCTTTGAACTGAGCCATTGTGCTTGGCACCAGTGTCTGAGCCGTAAAACACGGCCTTATCTAGTTTTTCTTCAAGTGGGGTGTCGATACTTTCTATATGATTGCATATGCTAACTACTCGCGGCAAATGAGAATCTGGAATACAGATGTGCGGACTATTTCTTGGGCGAGCGAAACAAAGTCGCGTTTCTTTTGAATCGTTTTGTGGACCATCGTTAAAATTCACAATAGCCTCAAAATTAAGATCGGATAAGTTATACTGCTTAATAGTCGCGCTCGTAAACTGGATAAAGAAATTCAATCTTATCTCGTCAATCCAATTTGACTTTCTTAAAACACGAACTCCATCCCTAGAGATGGAGCAGTGAATTTCGTTTCTAAAAAGATTTACGTCATTTAAATCTTTCTTAATATTTAATCTAGAATAATTAAATTCATTAAATACGCAGTAATTTAAAATGTGGTTCATTGAGCAAGATCATTCAGTGTCATTTTCTTTACGAGCTGAAAGAAACTTGTTTTTGGTTGCCAACCAAGTTCGCTTCTAGCAGTGGTGGAATCGCCAAGTAAAAGCTCAACCTCTGCTGGACGGAAAAACTTTGGGTCAATCATAACCATAGGAAGTCTGCTATCTTTGTTAATGAACACTTCCTCGGTCGTTCCTCTGTTACCTAGCCACTGACCTTCGATATCAGCCGCTGCAAATGAGAGTTCAACAAACTCTCTGACTGTATGTGTCTCATCGGAAGAAAGTACGTAATCCTTTGGCTTTTCCTGATTTAGCATCAACCAAATTCCGTGAACAAAATCTTCAGCATCGCTCCAATCTCTTCTTGAATCAAGGTTACCAAGCTTTACGGCTTGAATGAAATTGTTTGAATCAATAGCTTTTTTAATAGATGCAACCCCTTTTGTAATTTTTCTGGTCACAAACTCAATTCCTCTGCGAGTGCCTTCGTGATTAAAAAGCCAACCCTGAACGGCATAAAGGTTGTAAGAGTCGCGCCACACCTTAACTACCTGTCTTGCCGCAGCCTTAGAAGCACCATATGGGCTTCTTGGTCTAAGAGGATGAAACTCAGTCTGAGGGCTAAAAGTCACATCGCCAAATTCTTCTGAAGAACCAGCGTTATAATATCTGCAATTTGGAGCAAACTTTCTGATAGCCTCAAGCTGATAAAGCACTGCCATGCAATTTGTTTGCATATGATTAACAGGCATCTCCCAGCTTGTTCCTACAAAAGAATTTGCAGCCAGATTAATGAAATAATCCGGCTTATTTTTGATAATCGCACTATTTACACTTTCTGGATCTGCGATATCAAGATCAATAAGTTTAAATCTTGGATCAGAAATATGGCTGATATTTTTGTGGTTAGACACGCTTAGTCTGCGAACCGCACCAAGAATTTGAAAGTCAGTGTTAGCCAAAAGATAATCGGCCATATGACTACCATCTTGACCAGTGACTCCAGTAATGATTACCTTTTTCATTTTAATTTGTAAATCCCTTGTAAAGTTTAACGTTTTCTTCGGAAAACTTTCTGATATTATTTTTACTTACATAAACGTCAAGGTATGAATTAATAGCTTTTGTCAACTTGGGGCGGCGATCTTTGAAGCAGTAATCTACTTTCCTTTTCAGATCTGCGACCTCTGTGTCTGTTTTCGCGTCGGCAATTGCGTCTTCAAGCTTCCACATTCTGATATGAAGCACGATAAATCTGTCCATTATTTCGGCAAAGCTTTCGCTAAACTCAATATCTGAAGAGTGAATTGGCTCCTTATTAAACCGTTCAGAAATCTCTTCAAGCAAAAGTTCGCTAATCTTATTGATTCTTTCTGTTGACATTTTAAATAGAATTAAGATCTTTAGCCAAATTTCTTACGTCAGAGTCTTTAAGTTTAGTATGAAGGCCAACATAGAATCCATTGTGATGCAGGAACTCGCTATTTTGATAATCGGCGTAGCTGCCAAACTGCTTAAAGCAAGTTTGCCTTAATAGATTCCCAGAAATAATCGGTCTTGTTTCTATTCCTTTCGAATTGCAATAATTAATTGCGGCCTGCTTTTTCTCTTGTTCAATCGGGATAATTGGCAGCGCAAAAGCTACGTGCTCCTTTTTCTCATCGAATGGCGGTAAATAATAAAGATCGGAAAGATACGTTTCAAATAAAGAATACAGTGTCTTTCTTGTCTCAATATGTTTATTGGTTTTTTTAAGATCTAGCAGTCCGGTGAGGGCGTGAATCTCAGAGTTTCTGAAGTTATTTCCAATGCAGTAAAAGTCGAATCTTGGATCAACATCCAAGTTGGCATACTTGGTGTTATTTGTAACCGATCTGGTCATTCCGTGATTCCTTAGCATAAGGAAGTATTCGTACTCTTCTAGATCATTTGTAAATACAAATCCACCTTCTATGCTTTGAAGGTGGTGTCCAAAGTAAGTGCTTGTCGTCGATGTAGCGAAAGAAGAAACGTTTTTACCTTCAAAAGTTCCGAACGTGTTTTCGCAGTTGTCAAACATCAGCCTGACGCCATAAGTTTCTGAGATATTTTTAAGTCTGGCAATATCTGGCACGAAGCCAAGAAGACTTGTTGGAAATATTGCGGCAATGTTATCTTTGTTTTTGGAAACAAAGTCTTCAAGAAGATCATAGTTAATACAAAGATCCTCAAGAGAAACGTCGATAAACTTGGGAAGGAAGTCTTCTCTGATAAAAGGACTTACCGAAGTCGCCCAAGTCGTAGACGGGAATACTACAATATTCTTATCTTTTTCTTTATCAGCAAGATACATAGCGATCATTGTATTTGCTGTTGATCCACTTGAGCAGTAGACCGCGTACTTGCTGCCCACAAAATCTGCCATAGCCAACTCAAACTGATAAACTAGATTTCCTTGAGTCCACCTGTTATTCTTATTGAGAATAAAACAACAGATTTTTAGCCTGTCAAGAAAAGTAAAATTATCTACGTTTAATGGCCAATTGTATTGCATTTTAAATTAAACAATTTTTGAGCAAATTGTAATTCCGCATCTGATCTTAGAAGAAAAAATTTCCTTTAGTTTGATATTTTTGTACTCTTCGATCAAGCGATAGACTCCTTCACAGCACATTGAATCGTGGAAAAGCATTAGCCCATCGTCTTTTACAAATTGTAAATAGTTGTTAACGTCGTTTTTTACTCCTTGATAAGAGTGGTCGGCATCAATGTATACAATGTCAAACTTTTTATTAAATGACAAAAGCCAGTCAGAAGCTTCTTTTGTCTGCGAATCTCCAACGTATTCTTTATAATTAATCTTAGCCAAGTTTTCTGGTCTGCATACGTGTCTTGAATGTAGGTTATTATCTACAATAAATAAATCCTTTATGCCAAGAATTTCACAAAAAACTTTTGAATTAGCCCCAGAAGCAGAGCCGACCTCAAGCATTGATTCTGTTTTATATTTATTCTCTATGATATAAGAGAGCACTTGAGAAATTTCATCTGGGTTTTGCTGTAAAAAAATACCACCCTGATATCTACCACCAAAGGTATTAGTGCAGTCAGAGCCCTGATTTAAAATATATTCCTTGATTTCGTTAATATTCATATTCTTGTTTTTGTAGACTTTGATAATAAAGATCCTTTGATGTTTTGAAATAACATTTTATTTTATTTACATCATATTTGCTAAGAACCCACATTTCTGGGGCATAGTAACTGTCTTCGCACTGATTGAGTTTCGATATATAATTTGATGTGGCCCACCAAAAATTACCAGAAAAATGTGGAGGAGATCCTCCGAAATTAGTTCCAAGGGCGTCAAAATTAGAAAGATCTGCGATGCATCTTTCGTGCCTCTCTATAAGAAAATACTCCATCATCTCAATCCAAGACTGGACATTTTGATTACCCTGCTTCGTAACGCCTTTGCAATGAAGATATAAAATATTGCAATCTTTATTATCAATACAGAAGTTTCTTAATTGGTTTATTGTTTTAGACTCGTTTGGATGAAGGCTATAGTTTATTAAATTTATTTTATCGTGAAGAAGTAGATTTTTTTCAGTACTTCCATTAACGAATACAAAAAACTTTTCTAAGTTATTTATTAAACCAGAGCTTTCGATTTTAGAAAATGTTTTTAAA